ATATACAACAGATGGCCACAATTATATTGTTGGTATGTCTGTCTCTGTTTATGGTATCGATCCAGCTTCACTTGCGGTTTCTAATGTATTAATTACTGATGTTGACGGTGATACCTTTACTGTTGAGGGAACTTCAACAGACACATATGTTAGTGGTGGATCATCTAGAGCAAAATCTAATGCTAACCCAGACCTTGGTTGGTCTGCAGGCCGATACGATGAAATTACTGGTTATGGTCATACCGGTATTTTTAGAGATGCTACCGATTCAACCTTTAAGTTCTATGATGGCTATACTCCCGAGCCCGACACTGACGTATTCATTGATACTAGTCATGCATCATTTGCACTAGCACCAATTGCTGCAGCTAACTTTATTGGTCCATTGCAAGGTAACGCAGATACTGCAACAATTCTACAAACTGCAAGAACAATCTCATTATCTGGTGATGTTGTTGGTTCAATATCCTTTAATGGTTCGCAAAACGTAGATATTTCAACTGTTATCCAAGCAAACTCTGTTGAACTTGGTGTAGATACATTTGGTAACTATATTGCAACAATTGCCGATTCAGGTAATACAGATATTATAGTAAATAATTCTGGTACTGAAACAGCTGCTGTTACTCTTGGTCTTACTACAACGGGTGTTGTTGCAGGAGAATATGGTTCACAAACTGCGATCCCAGTAATTACAGTTGATGATCGAGGCCGAATTACAGATGCTACTACAGTTACTGTAGCAACAACATTAGGTATTTCTGATGGATCAAATCAGGACCTTGTTAATCTTCTAACTGATGAATTAGTATTTACTGGTGGAGTTGGTCTTACTAGCACTGTTACTAATAATACCGTAACATACGATCTAGATGATACTACTGTTGTTGCCGATACTTATGGTGCTGCAAACTCTGTTGGTATCTTTACTGTTGATGCACAAGGTAGATTAACTTATGCAAATACACAGATCATTGATATTACTTCAGGTCAGGTTAATGACTTTACCGAAGCAGTACAAGATAAGATTGGTGAAGCGATTGCCCTAGGTACTCAATCAAACATTGCTGTTACTTATCAAGATATCACTAATAGTATTGACTTTGCTGTTGAAACCGCAACCTACTCAACTCTTGGTGTAGCTAAATTCTCATCAAGTAACTTTACTGTAGCTGCAGGTAACGTTACAGTTACAACTGTAGATGGTGGGACATATTAAGGAATTAATTAATGGCTAATCCAACTAGCAGACAAGGTTTGATCGATTACTGCATGCGCAGACTCGGTGCACCTGTCATTGAAATTAACGTAGATGAAGATCAGATCGAAGATAGAATTGATGACGCACTTCAGTTCTATCAAGAGTATCATTCTGACGCTACAATGAGAATTTATCTAAAGCATCAGATTACTGCACAAGATATTTCAAATCGTTTTATTTCGCTCAATGATAATATTCTATATGTAAAAAGAATATTCCCATTTATTGGCGATAGTTCAAGCATTAATATGTTTAGTGTAAAATACCAAATGCATATGAACGATCTATATGATCTAAGTTATATTGGTGATTTACTTTATTACGAGATGGTCCAGCAATATATGTCATTGTTGGATTTGAAATTGAATGGTGCAAGTGAATTTTCTAGATTCAATCGTCATATGAATGAATTGCATTTAGATATTGACTGGGAATCAGATATTAAAGAAGGTGATTATGTTATTGTGGAATGCATGAGAATTGTAGACCCATCAACATATACCGATGTCTATAATGATATGTTTCTTAAACAATATGCAACGGCACTAATTAAACAACAGTGGGGTGCTAACCTTATTAAGTTTGAAGGTATGCAAATGCCTGGTGGTGTAACTATTAATGCGCGCCAGATATTTGAAGATGCTAATTTAGAGTTAGAAAAAATCAGAGAACAAATGCAACTAAATTATGAAATGCCTCCTGACTTCTACGTAGGATAATTAATTATGCCAACTAATGTGTACTTCAGTCAGAAAGTAAAGTCTGAACAAAATTTATATGAAGACATTGTCATTGAATCTCTTAAGATGTATGGACAAGATGTTTATTATTTACCACGTGAAATTATTACTGAAGATACAATACTAAACGAAGATGTAGAATCAAACTTCAATGATGCATACATGGTTGAAATGTATATTGAAAACATTGAAGGGTTTGAGGGAGATGGTAATATATTAGCTAAATTCGGAGTAGAAATCCGAGATCAAGCTACGTTTATTGTTTCAAAGAAAAGATGGGAACAACTTATTGGTTACCATAATAATGGTATTAATTCAATTCGTCCTAATGAAGGCGATTTGATTTATATTCCAATGAGTAAATCGCTGTTTGAAATTCGATTTGTAGAACACGAACTCCCATTCTACCAATTATCTAATTTACCTGTTTACAAATTACAGTGCGAACTATTCGAATATTCTGGTGAGACAATCATGACAGGATTCGAAGATATAGATCGTACTATTAACAAAGTAGTTTCTTATCAGACTGTTCTTAAAGTTAATAATGGAAACTCTGTAGAGTTTCTATTTAGCGAAGAAGTTAGACAACAGATTGGTGATACTGCAGAATACGTATCTGGTGTAATTACATATACTGAACCACTTGGTGCTGGTAGGGAATTACGCATCACCGATTGGGTTACTTCAGATGGCAAGGTTCATGAGTTTGTTATTAATAAACCATTAATTGGACAAACATCTGGTGCGGAATGGAATGTGTTTGAAGTAAATGAAATTACTGATAGTGATCTAGTAAATGATAGAGCGTTTATTTCTGATGCGCAATCAAGAAATCAGGAATTTGAAGTTGCGGCTGATGGTATTATTGATTTTAGTGAATCGAATCCATTCGGTGAGATTGGAGGTTAATTATGCTAAATGAACATTTTTACCACGCATCAATACGAAGAATGATTGCCGCATTTGGATCAATCTTTAATGATATAAAGGTTGTAAGAAAAGATGCGGATGGAGAAATACGTCAAATTACACGTGTTCCTCTTGCCTATGGACCTAAACAAAAGTTCTTGGCTCGATTAGACGCGCAAGCAGATCTTACAAATACACAAGTAGCAATTAAGTTACCTAGATTATCTTTTGAAATTACTTCATTGACATATGATTCTTCTATTAAGTTGAATCGTATGAATAGAGTTGTTAAAGATGATGGAGTAGAAAATTCTAGGTCATATGTTTATACCTATGCTCCTTATCGAATTGGTATTCAATTGAATGTTATGGCTAAAAATCAAGATGATGCATTACAAATCATTGAACAGATTATGCCGTACTTTCAACCAGAATATACTATTACAATTAATGAAGTTCCGGAAATGGGAATTAAGGGAGATGTTCCAATTGTATTAACTAGTGTGAACATGGCCGAAGATTATGAAGGTGACTTCTTAACTCGAAGAGCAATTATATACTCTTTAGATTTTGAATCACGAATTCGTTTCTATGGTCCTGTATCTTCAGGGGGTATTATTAATACTGCTTCAGTTGATATTAATAATTCTGACACATTTGGATTTATTGAAGAAGTTGTAGAAACAGCATCTGTTTCTGGTATTGATAATATTGACGATAATGAGATTACACCATGAACTTAAAAAAAGATGATATTGATGATGATTACGAATTTGCTAGATCAAAGTATTATAATCTAGCGGAAAAAGGTGATGAGGCTATTGAACTTATGATGGAACTTGCAAGAGAGTCTGAACATCCTAGAGCATTTGAAGTATTATCTAATATGATGAAACAAAATGCTGAAATTGCAGATCGATTAATGGATCTGCAAAAGAAGAAAAAAGAAGTTAAGACACCAGCTAATAATCAACAAGCTCTTCCTAATAGTATGACACAGAATAATGTGTTTGTTGGATCTACCACCGATCTACAAAAAATGTTGGCGAAAAAGATGGAAGATAGAAATGTCATCGACGCTCAAGAATAATATCTTTGGATACCTCGGAAATCCAAACGTTAAAAGAGATGGTGTCCAACAGAATTTTACAGCCGAAGAAGTAAAAGAGTATGCCAAATGCATGCGCTCTCCGTCTTACTTCGCTAAAAAGTATCTTAAGGTTATCTCCCTTGATGAAGGATTAGTTCCATTTGACCTATATGATTATCAAGAAAAAATGTTTGATCACTTTAGGTCAAATAGATTCTCAATTGTATTAGCATGTCGGCAATCTGGTAAATCGATTTCATCTTGTGGGTATTTACTTTGGTACGCGTGTTTCCATTCTGAAAAAACAATAGCAATACTTGCAAACAAAGGTGCTACGGCTCGTGAGATGTTAGCACGCATTACTTTAATGTTAGAGAACTTACCATTCTTTTTACAACCCGGATGTAAAGCACTCAATAAAGGTTCTATTGAGTTCTCAAACAATTCACGCGTTATTGCCGCAGCTACATCTGGTAGTTCGATTCGTGGTCTTTCTGTTAATTTGCTTTTTCTAGACGAGTTTGCATTCGTAGAAAATGATGCTCAGTTCTATACATCAACATATCCAGTAATTGCAGCAGGTAAAGAAACTCAAGTTATTATTACATCAACAGCAAATGGTATTGGTAATGTATATCATAAACTATACGAAGGTGCTGTTCAAGGCACCAACCAATTCAAATCATTCCGTGTAGATTGGTGGGATGTTCCAGGCCGGGATGAAGAATGGAAGCGTCAAACAATTTCTAACACTTCGCCACTACAGTTCGAACAAGAATTTGGTAATAACTTTCATGGACATGGTAATACTCTTATTGCTGCTGAAACATTATTATCATTAAAGGCTGAGCAACCAATCAAACAAACACATAACCTAAATGTATATGAAGATGTAATAGAAAATCATGAATATATGATGTTTGTTGACGTTGCAAAAGGTCGTGGGCAAGATTACTCAACATTCAATATTATTGACGTAACAGCAAGACCATTCAAACAAGTATGTGTCTTCCGTGACAATAATGTGTCACCCTTACTTTACCCCGACATTATATACAAATATGCTATGCAATATAATCAAGCATATATTATAGTAGAGTCCAATGATCAAGGTTCATTGGTATGTAATGCACTCTATCATGAGTTAGAATATGAAAATGTATATGTAGAATCTATGGTGAAATCAAATTCTATTGGTGTAACCATGACTCGTAAAGTAAAACGTATTGGTTGTTCTAATATCAAAGATTTTATTGAGCAAAAGAAACTCACTATTGTAGATGCTGAAACAATTATTGAATTATCAACGTTTGAAGCTAGAGGTAGTTCGTATGAAGCTTCAAATGGAAATCATGATGATCTGGTAATGAACCTTGTGCTTTTTGCATGGTTTACTACCACACCATTCTTTAACGATCTAACCGATATTAATTTGAAACAAATGCTATACTCTGAAAAACTTAAGTTTATCGAAGATGATGTAGTACCTGTTGGAATTTTTGACGATGGTCGAGAAGACAAATATCATGTAGAACATGGTGAAGTGTGGGAAACTGTAAGTAATACTGGAATGTTCTAAATATCATTATTTATAAATATATTATAGGTGAATATCCGTATTATGAATAAAATCTTATAATCTTTTTTGGAGAGGAATAAACAATGGCTTTTCAAGTATCACCAGGAGTTCAGGTCAAGGAAATTGACCTAACGAATGTGGTACCTGCAGTATCTACCTCTATAGGTGGTTTTGCAGGCGCATTCAACTGGGGTCCTGTCGAAGAGATCGTTACAGTAGGTTCAGAAAAAGAACTAGCTGCTCGATTCGGCACCCCTGATAATAATACAGCCCGTTATTTCTTAACCGCAGCTTCATTCTTGAAATACGGAAATGCACTTAAGGTAGTTCGCGCAGCGACCACTAATCTTAATGCTACTTCCACAGGAGTTGGAGTTCTAGTTAAGAATCGTGACGATTACGATACACATGACTTAACTGCTCAGGTTGTTGCTAAATACCCTGGAGTATTAGGTAACTCACTTAAAGTTTCAGTTTGCGGAGCCGGCACTGGTTTTGCAACTTGGCCATATGCAGATAACTTTGATTCAGCACCAGGTACTTCTGTGTATGCTGCAGAACGTGGCGCATCGAATGACGAAATTCATATCGTTGTAG